CCGCAATGGATTAATCAGATCTATGATCCCATTTACATCGATAACTATCAATTTGCTTGGTACCAAAGCCCTGATGTCTTTTATAGAATATGGCCAGAGCTTAATTTCATTGATAGGAATTTATTTACTCCTGATGGATCAACTTCTACATTTCCTTTTACACTAACGCAGACACCAATTCAACAAGGAACGGTTGTAATCGGTCTTAATCCCAATATTGATGGTCAAGCTGCGGGAGCTCTAGAAACATTTACTGATGTCGATTATCCTATACCTCTTGATATTCCTAAAAATCAATATTTCGTAAATCCCGGTACATTAACAGGAAATCAAGGCGGAACAGGAACTATTGATTATTTGACGGGTGCGGTTTCAATTACCTATGCAACAGACCCGCCTAGTGGCGCAACCAGTTCTTGTCACTACCATCCCTATGTAGCAAGTAGACCAAGAGATATTCTTTATTGGCAAAATCAGCTATTTATAAGACCCATTCCAAATGACACATATGCCGTTAAAGTAATGGCTTATATGATGCCTTCAATCGTTCTAAGCGCCGCTTCAAATGCTCAACAACAATCTTCTTTTCGAGCAACAACGGCTTCCGCCGGCGCTGCTGATGCAGGTTACATTCAAGGCTTTGATGGAACAAGTGCGCAAGCTCCTTTTACAGGTACGCAAAATCAGCTACCGCAATTTAATGAATGGTGGCAGCTAATTGCATATGGAGCTTCTTTAAAGATTTTAGCAGAAGAAGGGGACTGGACCGAATATGCAGCGTTGGAAAAGATATATGAAAAGCAAAAACTTTTAGCTCAAAGAAAAACAATTAAACAGTTAGGAAGTCAAAGGATACCGACTCCATATGCTGACAATAATGGAGCAGGGCCACAATTTCCAATATTTCCTTTATATTAAGGCATTTATGTTTACGCCAAAGCAACCTAAAAAATCTAGCAATAATATCAAATTCGGCAAGCTAAGTCGCAAAGGAAATGTTTGGCAAAATGATCTTTTAAAAACGGATATAACAGCAAATTTTAGACCTACTAGGAGAATCATATGACAGTTTATACAGATACGCCACAGCCAACCGATAATAGAAACGTATCACAAGGAAATTTGCTTAATAATAACCGATATCTTCTGAATGTTTCTACTACACCATCAACAGGAATTTTGCCTGTAGATCATCTAGCTACAGGAAACAGCTCTTCCAGTCCATCAGATGGCTTTCATAAGCAAGTTAGTTTAATCAATCAGAGTGCGATTTCGAGTTTGACAAACCCAACTAATAGCCAGACATCAAATCAAATTGTTTATTCCGTGGTAGATAGTGGAGGAGCAGGAGTTGCTAGAACACAACTTAAATCCTTCACTGGCGATAATGCGACCAATGTTACTACATATTTGAGTGATTTAAAAGCTGCTGGTATTTTCTCTTGGAACGGTGCTACTGTTGTAACGACAAATCTACAAAATATAGCAACGATCACGCGTTCGGGAACAGGTGTTTATGCTGTTACTTTTTCTTATACTTTCCCTTTTACTACATATACTGTAGTGACAAGCTGTAAATCCACTGTGACCAACCACATTTATTTGGCCAATTCTGCCGCACATAGCGTTACAGGATTTACACTGGGAGTTTTTGATGTCACCCTAGGGTTTGCAACGGATGATCCAGTTGTAGGAATTCAAATTTATGGATATTGGTAATGGCTTACGATGCAACCTTAATAGCACCTTATAACTCAGGCTTAAAGCAATATTTCAAGCCTTTTTTGATTGGAAATGATGCTTTTACTGATCTTGAAAATTGCTATTCATCGCGGGGAGTAGTAAAAAAAAGAGAAGGTAGTACGATATTAGCCAGACTTCCTCAATGGAAAACAGCAACAGCAATAACAAACGCTTCTCCTCCTCAAGTTACTAGCAATGCTCATGGCTTAATAAATGGAGATGTTGTCTGGCTTGAACAAACAACAATTGCCAATGGTACCGTTAGCGCAGTAACTGCCGGAGTTTCGACAGTGGTGACATGCACGGGAAATATTGCGGGTGGCCTTAACGTAGGACAAACGGCCATTTTGACAGGAGTAAACGGAATCTCTACCACAGATACGAATATTACTTTCAATAATACCGCATTCACAATCACAAATGTTAACGTGAACCAATTTACTATAAATGTAAATACCACTGGCACATATACAGGAGGGGGAACTGTACGTCTTGGAGGATTAGAAAAACAAGCTTTCGTTGTTTCCGGTTCAGCAGCAAATACTTTCAATCTTCAACTATTGCGTTCTGATACTGCTACGAATGCACCCGCATCAGGTACAGCAACCTCAGCCAATATTTATATTTCTGTAGAAGGCTTAAAAACATACATAACATCTTCTGGAAGCGAACAACTTATTGCTTTTCATTCCAAAAAAGCATTTTTATATAATCCAGGAACGGCAGCTTTTAATGATATAAGCTTTACCGCTGGCCCCACTGCTATATCCTGGGGAGGTAATTATGATAATTTTTTTTACGCATCCAACTATGCTAATGCTCTTTGGGTAACCAATAATGTATTTAATACAACTAACCAGACATATGGTATTAGATATTATAACGGCAATTCTGCAACAGGATGGAATGATTTTAACCCTGCTATTGATGCTTCCAATTTTCTCATTTCTGCATTGATAGTGATCCCTTTAAAAGGAAGACTTGTTGTTTTAAACACAACTGAGGGACCCAATGCAGGATCTACAAACAACTTTCAAGCTAGAGCCAGATGGTCTCAAAGAGGGACGCCTTATGTCGCAAATGCTGTTACCCCTTTTGGAACTGATGCTAGTGCTTGGAGATCAGATATACCAGGAAGGGGAGGTTTCATAGATGCGGACACTACCGAAAGAATTGTTGGCGTAGAAGTAATTCAAGATACAGCAATTGTCAACTTCCAATTTAGCACTTGGCGTTTAAGATATACAGGAAATGAAATCTTACCTTTCATTTGGGAAAGGATAAATACACAATATGGTGCCGAGGGTACATTAACAACGGTTCCTTTTGATGAATTTTCATTGCAAATAAGCCGAAGAGGTATAACCAAATCGACATTCAATGACGTTGATAGAATTGATTTAGATATTCCTGATTATGTAGACAATTTTTCCAGTGGAAATCTTGATAATTCCGTTTCTGTATCTACGACTACAAGCCAAGGCATTAATCGAATTTGTTCAGTTAGAGATTATCAAAAAAGGCTTGTGTACTGGTCTTATCCCGATCAAGGCACATTCGCCTATACGCCTACTAAAATTTTATGTTGGAACTATCAAGACAATACTTGGGGAACATTTTTACAAGGATTCACTTGTTTTACAAATTATAAATTTACTTCTGACAATACATGGTCGACATGGACAACACCCTGGGAAACTGATAACTCAACTTGGAATACTCCCTTGGATCAATTCAATACAATTGTCATCGTAGGCGGAACTAATGATAGTAATGTATGGTTAATCATGCAGCCAGATGTCAGTACAGACAATGGAGTAAATTACACAATGTCTATTACGACGAATCTAATTAATCCTTATTTTAACGAGGGAAATCGATGCAAGCTTGCCTTCTACGATCTTTATGTGACAAATACCGATTTTGGACAAATAACCCTTGAAAACTATACTGATGATGATCCATCTAATCCTTGGTTAATAAAGACCATAGACACAAATGACAATGCGATTTCAAAAAATTCTGTCAAAATTTCCAAGTATGTGCGAGTGTTTTTAGGAATGATAGCAAGACAGCATCAAATTACACTGACATTAACACCAACACAATTAGCAACAGCCGCAACGGGATCTAGTCCTTTTGAATTACAAGGTATTGTTTTTCACACTAGAAGAGCTGGAAGACTGAAAATGTAGGTAAATATGACTTTTAACCCTTCAAATGCAATATCAAGCTATTTGCCAGTAAATTTCCAGCTTCCTACAGAAGAAACTTTAATAGCTTTCATTTCAAAAAGGGAACGTGAAACAGCAAATATTTTGAATATCAAAGAAAATGCAAACTATGAAAATTTTGAGATTTTGACAGGACAGCAATTTTTTGATTCAAATGGAACGCCAACGATAAATAGACCAACGACAAAAAGATATATTTTCAGAACAGTATATAATTTTGGAGCATTGCCCAATAATGCAACAAAGACATTGGCGCATGGATTAGTTTTAGACGATGGTGTTAATCCGTCTACATGGTTTTTTACAAAGATTCATGCCACTGCATTTGATCCCACAAAAGGAGCTGAAAAAGCAATCGCGTTTGATGGAACCTATTATGATATCGCAGCTGGGGCAGTGGCTAACCCGATAAATTTATTTGTTGACCAAACGAATATTAACATAACGACAACTTCAAACCGAACTAATTTTACAGAATGTATAGTGACACTAGAATATATGAAAGTTTTTTAAGAGGTAATTTATGGTAAATTTTTCTGATCTTTTCTTTGGATCTCAATCTAAAATGAAGAATTTTAATCAAAATTCTTTAAGATCTCTTTTGCAAATGCTAAATGGTGGCGGATTAGAATCGAATCCATTATATCAACAAGGTGGAGATTTTTTGAGTAACCTATTGAATGGTTCTCCAGAGTTTATGCAGCAATTTCAGCAACCTTATATTGATCAATTTAATCAACAGATTGCTCCAGGTATAGCCGAAAGATTCGCAGGCATGGGAACAGGTTCGGGAGCTAGTAGCTCGAGTGGTCTTTATAATAGCCTCGCCCAAGCTGGAAGGCAATTGCAGGGTGATTTGGCAGCCCAAAGAGGACAAATGCAATTGCAGGGATTAAATCAAGTTCTTCCTTTTGCTTCACAGCCATATCAACAAAGACTTGCAGCAGCTCAAGCGGTGCCCGGACAATATTATGAACAACCTGGACAGGCAGGAGCATTACAAGGGTTTGCTCAAGGAGCAGGACAGGCTTTACCAGGTCTTTTAACAGGAAATCCTTTTTCGGGATTATTTGGATTGTTTAAAGGATCAAACTTTCAGCCAGGCGCAATATACGGATAATAATTTAAGAAAAAAGGTTTTATATGGTACACGTTTCTACTCCAAGACCAAGTATAGGAGCAGCTTTTGGACAAGGTTTGGCTCAAGGCATACCACAAGCAGGACAAAGAATTCAGCTTTCAAATGCTTTGCAACAAGTTAGAGGTTTAGCCAATCAATCAAATGTTTCTCCTTTTGATCTTGCAGCTACTTTAATGCAGGCTACCGCGGGAATTCCAGGTGCAGAAAAATATGTAGGACAACTTTATCCTTTACTTTTGCAAGAAATACAATCAAGACAGGGTGCTAATTTACCAGCCGCGGGTGATGTTGGACAACCAAGATTAATGCAAGAATCATTTCAACCAACGCCAGAAGGTAGTTTTTCTAAACTTCCTATTGAATTTGGTCAAATGGGAAAATTTCAAAAAGTACAAACACCTTCACAACAAGTTTCTGAACAAACACCGCAATTTTTTCCAAATATTTTAGGACCTCAAGAAGCGAGTGGTAATATTCCTCAAGAAGCAACTGGAGGCCAAAAAAGACCAATTCTTAGTACTCCAGAGCAAAATACAGAAGCCAGAAGAATCGTTAATGAAAGACGAGAATTAGGCATACCTATTACTTTTCCAGAAGCTTTAAAAGAAGTTAAAGAGGCTAATGAAGAAAATAAAGCTTTTAATAGAGAAGTGGAAGAAGAAAGAAAAAATAGAATTGATGCACAAAAAAAATACGGAGATTTTGCAGCCTCAAAATTAAAACAAGTTCATCCAAATGCAACACCAGAACAAGAAGCTATTTTCAAAAAAATAGGTGAAAATGTTGCCTCTGAAGGAAAAAGCGAAGCAGATATTGAAAGGACTATTGCAAAAGAAGCAACAAAATTTGCTAATACAATTTCAAATATAAGAAGTGATCTATCAGCACCGAGAACTCATAACCAATTGCATAGAAAATTTCTAGGAAATCAAAAAGAGTTTGATAG